ACCAATTAAACGCATTCGCAAATCAACTGCCTTAGTTACAACAGTACGCACTCTTTCAGAAAAATGTTCCATTCTTATTTATTTATTTAGGTACTTATTCATTTCGTGTCCTTTTTCTTTTGCGGTTTAAATTCTTTTATTAGATCCTCCTTATTTTTTTTACCAAGGAGGTAATTACCATTGCTTCGATAAAACTCGCCTTCCTCGCTGATATAAGGGTACGTGGTAGAGTGGAACCCTTTGCGGACAATCTTAACGACATCCCCTTCTCTATTAAGATAGCTTTTACCTACTTCCAGGTTTAGAACTTCTTCTATTAGGTCTTCAGCCGCGTAACCTAAATTAAAATCAGATCGCTTTATTTCTGATAATGAACCTTCAGATATAAAAATAATACTTTCATCTGGGAATAAAGATTCAAACTCATCTTCAATATTAGCTTCAAGTTTCATGTAATCCTCATTCTTGTCAAAGAAACTAAATGGGATAACTTCAATTAAATGACTACAAGTATTCGCTCTATATTCATATCGAATTTTTATATCACCAAATTTGGTAAATAGCTCATTCAATTTATTTTCTATATATTCTTTTGATTTCATTTCGTTTTCTCCTTTTTAGGTTTCCCGATTACTTCCCCATCAATTGTGAAAGTTCTGAACAAAAATTCAAGCTGCATGTCATCAATCATACCTATAATCATCGACTTTTGGCATCCTGTTTTTGCTCTTGCTATTTTACCAAGCAACCATTCCACTTCATCCTCCATCGTGTATGGTTCGTACTTGATTTCTTTTACTTCCTTAGCGATGCGGTAAGCGTTTTCAGGGGGCCCCGGTTCTTGCTGCCATAACTCATGCCATCGTAGCGGATGGATAAACTTAGTACGACTTACAGTCATCCATTCTAAACCGGAGTTGTATTCAATCCGCGTCCCCTGTTGTGCAGCATACATAATCATGTGCCTATATGCGGCAGCTTCTGTGGGGTATATTTCTGAGGTTGAATCGCACGCCGAATAATTATCTTCTTCTATTTTATTAATAGAGGCTGAGTCAGTTATGAATAATTTTTCATCATACCGCCAAACCTTTTGATTTTCAAAGAACTCCTGACCTAAAGAGTTGGTGAATAATGGTTTAGCTTTAGCTTTAGGTTCCTCAGCGATTCGGTAAACGTTTTCAGGGTGCTCTCGGTCTGTATGCCACTCCTCAAAACGAGGGGGTCCAATTATTAAGCTCCAGCCTAAATAGGAGATCTTTTCAATCCGCGTCCCCTGCTCTGCGGCAAACATAACCATCTGCCTATAAGCATCCGCCTCTGTTTTGTAGATTTCTGAGGTTAAATCACACGCTGAATAATTATCTTCTTCTATATAATTAATATCGCCGCGTAATATTTCAAAGGTTGGTTTATGAAACCACCAACCCTGATCCCCTTCAAAGAAATTATGATTAAAGGAGTTCGTGAATAGCACTTTCTTGCTGGCGTGCGGTTCAAATTCAACCAAAAATATTTCATCGTGCCTATCGCACGAAGAGGAATGCCGCCTTGCCCATTTAATCCCGGGCAGCTCCTTAATTAATTCTAAGTTTGTTTTCATGGCTTTATTTTTTCATATTAATTTTGGTAAACTTCTAATTGAAATACAATCATTAAGTACAACTATCTCAAAAAATTATATACAATTTGATTAAATTATTATATATTTATTTTGCGGCCTTCTAAAAGCGGAGAAGCCCGAGCCGCTATGCTAATATAGTTCCGTGCATGATGACAAAGTATAGCTTGTTAGGCTCTGCACCCCATTCAGGATTACCTGTTCTAATTTCAATTCCTTTGTGCTCGAGCTTCAAAACTCTTTCCGTATCGGTTAATTTTGGATACCCTAAAGTCAGAATGGTTTGAGTAAATGGCTCAAACGATAAGTACCAATTGTGTACCATATAGTCAATAAGTTCATCAACTACACATCTATTCAAATCCTTACATAATAACAAAATGTCGGATGGGTTTAAGTTTTTATTTAACTTTTTATTTTGGTACAAGCAAAACCTTTTCACCCAATAAGGCGTAATTGATCGGTAGTCTTCCTTTTTAATCCCTGACCTAGTCATTTCAAACCATTTAGTTTTAAGTGATAACTGCAAGCACAAAGGCTTAACAGAAACATTTGCGGTTAAATTATCTTTCATCTTTTCTAAGTTTATTTTTTTAAATACAGTATTCGCGATGTTTTTCTTGTGTCAACTTATTATTTTCTGTCCTGCCATTCAAGCAATCTAATGTCGCAACATTACTTGTTTCCTCATTTAAAATTAAGTGTCCGTCACTAGCACAATAGGTTAATCTTGCTTCAAAATCACATACTTTTCTAATTTCTTTCTCGTATTGTTCACAAGCAAATTCGTAATTATCATGTGCTTTAATCAATTTATTTTTTAAAGCTTTCATTTGTTTAATCTTAATTTTTGTGCATTCCGTTAGTGGGTTTTTTATAATGCTTATCTATAACATCTTGTAATATTTTACCCGCATTAGGCTTTCTACATTTAGTGCATTGGCATGGTTCAGGTCTAAACCGCCCACAACCGACATAGAAAATATATCCCTCATTTAATAGGTTCTGGTACCTTCCGTTATAAATCCATCTCTCCAGTGTTTTGGGATTTTTAAGTCGTAAAGATCCATAAACTGGTGCTGTCCATTGTTCCATAATTTAAAATTTTACTATTGTTATCCATTTTGATATTTATTTTGTGAACTTCTAAAAACGGAGAAGTTCGAGCCGATGAAGGTACTATTAATGGATATGAAATAATATGGATTTTAGGTAGTTAATTTGTTGTACCAGATACGCTTCAACAACCGTTTCACATGCGTCTTCACACGGGATGTTTTCAAATATATTTTCAATATTTTTATCAAAAGCACACAACCCTTTATGTACGTTTTTGAAATTCAGCAACTCATTATAACTGTTAGCTAATTTTTCAAAAATAGCATCTAAATCTTCCCTTTCATCGGTGAAATCATCGACATGGGCGAAAACGACATCATTTCTTCGAACAATGTCTAAAAATACAGGTAAATAATTTTGTTGCGATGAAGTTAATTCGTTTGGATTTTCTTTTTTAAACTCTTCTATTTTTCTATATTTTTCGTAACAAATATCGTATAGATACTGCTCGTGTTCATCTTTTGAGTTTATTCCATCAGGCATGCATTTTTTAGGCTCAAAGTTTTGTAAAATCTTATCAGCCAACTCAGAAAAGCAATCGGAATCAATTGCCATAAATGAATCGCCAAGTTCCCCACATGAACCGGCACGATGAACCGTGGTCGCATTCGCCAGAAGCAAAGCTATAATTTGTTCTTGTGTCTCAACCTTAGTTAAGTCATCAACGATAGTTGGCATTGGGTTTGCTTTTATTGATAATTTATTCTTTTTCATTTTGTTTATTTAATTTGTGAACTTATTAACTTATAGATGAGTTATAGGCAAGGCTAAAGACCGAGTAAACGTTGAAATTCAAAACGCATTTCATCTTTACCTTGTTGGTGTACATGCGTAAGCACATCCGACAAACGGCTAAATTCATCTACTTTAACCTCACCCCAACCGATCAACTCATAGGTTGAAAAATACTTGTGCCGAAAACCTAAATTGAGTAAGGCATCAATCACATCTCTGTGAAATTTAGTGAGATTCTGGTATTGGTATAATTCTTCTTTTTTCATTTTGTTTATTTAATTTGTGAACTTCTAAAAGCAGAAATTGCACCACATTTAAACTTGCAAAGTGTGACGGGCGATATTCTCTCTTACGCCAAGCCTTACTGCTTCATCTGTGCTAGTGAGTACATTTGTTAGTGTTTTAATCGAGTAATGGATTTTATCTCTTAATTTTAATTGTGCTTCACTTGCAGTATTCCAATCTGTTACATTGCAAGATTTTCGTATATAGTCTGCTATTGATGCAATGTATCTAGGAAACTCTCTTTTATTTTGAAAGCGTTGCCAGATAGCCGCACTCATTTCTTTGTACGAATCGCCACTATCATTCCGAAACCTAAGTAAATTATCAAATAACCACTCATATACTTCAACTTTTAATTTTGGATTTATTGCAAGGGCAATGTCAATAAATAATAAAGGGTGCACCCATGTTTGAGAATTACGCCCCCTGCCTTTACTTAATACAATATCATATTTATTGTTTAATTCTTCAATAAATTCAATAGTTGACTTTGATTTTAAGAATAACGATAAATTGAATACAGATAAACCCCTGCTTACTCTCCATTTATTACCAACCTTAGATAAGTCAGTAGCACTAAAGAAACCCGTTTTACTTTGTTGTTTAATTTCAGAACCAAACAACTCTCTTTTAATTAATACTTGTGTTTTCATATTTATGAATTAGATTAATATAGCACAAATATAATACATTTTATTTAATATATATTATATTTGTGCATTTATTTAACCTATTACTATTAAATTTTATAACACAAAGGCAAAAACGGCTTTTATTTTCACGATATCCAAAAGTTCTTGCTCTAACCAAAGCGCATAATCAAGCAACTCTTCTTCATTTAATAAAGTTGTGTCTTGATCAGAAAGTGTTTTTCCAGTATTTTTTCTGTATTTGCTATGTATTTCATTCATTCTTGTTCTGTTTTAGAAATTCTGTTTTTAATAGATACTTTAAATACTCTATCCGCAGCAGCAGCCAATTTTTCTTCATGGGTGACAATAATAAATTGAATGCCTAATTTGTCGGACAGTTCTTTAATCATTTCAGATGCTTTGTCGTGCTTTGTTTTTTGCAAGAATTTAAAGGGTTCATCCAAAATAATAGTGTTTCTCGTTTTAGGAAACTGGATGCTCCAAGCAGCAATGCGCAAAGCAAACGAAGCGACATCAACGGCACCAACCCCACTGGAATCAATGGGTTTTAGTTGCACCCCATTTCTTTCAAAGCGCAAATCACATTCATTTTTATCGCGCCTATCTACAAAAGACATAGTTAATGTATATGGATCTTCTGGAAATACAGCATCTAAAGCAAGTGATGTAATATCAGAAACATGGTATTGTAATTGCGTTTGCGTTTTTTTACCAACTTCTTTAATTATAGCAAGTGCTTTTTCATGCAATAAATAGTCGTTTTGTAAAAGGTTATTTGCTTTTTCCTTTGCTATATTCTGCTGTTTCCATTCGGCCAACACCCCCTTTTTTCTTTCTAAAAAGGTGCGCATTTCTTTTAAACTATTGTTTGCATCACTCTTCGTCATTTTCTTCAAAATCAAATTGATATTTACTTTCCAATTCCGCAATCCCCTCTATAATGGAATTGTCCAATTTTTCAATGTCTGCATCTAATGAAGTCAATAATTCTTTGGCTTCTTTCAGAGTTTTGCATTTGTAATCCTCTTTTAATGTTTCCATTAAACTGGATTTGCGGCCATCTAATTTAGAAATTTTAGTTTTGGCTTCTTCAATGCGTTCTTTTAATTCAAATAAATCTTCCCGTTTCATGTCGATTTCTTTTAAGTATTGCTAAAATTTGTTTTTCTGTTACTTTTTTATTTGTTACCATCGGCAACAACAACAAAAACTTTTTTCTGGAAACACTATATGTTTTAAGAAGGTGTTTCCAGAAAGTCGGGTCTTTTTCTAATGCACAAAATAAAAGGGCATTGTTTTTTACTTTTTCTGGGTATTGTCGTCTAAAGATATCCGGATCCTTTAGTTGTTGGGATGTGGAACATCTACTCTTGCTCAACGACTTATTTCCAATGTGGTAACTAAAATCATATAAGGGACTGCTCATAATCAGTGGCTTTATAGACCAAAGACATCACATCTTTGTCTGGTTTAGAGGATCTTTCAAAGGCTTGTAGATTTTCTGCGAAATCTAAACCACCTTCCCATTTAGAAAAACTTTGTGCGAACTCACTAATTCTGCTATCCCGTTCTTTTACTTTTTCTATGTGTTCAGTAGAAAAAACATCTTTTTTAATAGGCAAAGGGACTGGTACAATCGTATTCGTTTTTGCATACCACAAGTACACACAAGGTTTGTAATCAATTTGTTTTGTGTTCATTCTCATTAAGGAACCGCAATTTACTAAAAGTCGGCCTTTGTATTCCTCTATAAATGGTTTGTGGTTATCCCCAGTTACAATTAAATCGAATTGGGGGTATTTTTTCAACAACCGCAACGCATGGGAAGCGCCATCTACAGAATCCATCCAAGGTTCTTTTACTTGATAAACACATTTGTGCCAAATAAATACACGTTTTCCTTTTATAACAAATCCATCTTCTTTTTCTGGTTCATCCCTCCAAAAACCAAATGGGACTGTTTTTAGTACTTTTGTTGCTTCCAATGCATACAACCCGGAAAATTGCCGTTGCTCATAGACATGCTGTGGTAAATCGTGATTCCCATAACATACATTTGTATTTGCTGGTATGTTTTCGGCAACTTTGGCTATCAGGTAAGGGGATGGTTTCCAATGGTCGAACACATCGCCAGCTAAATAAACACCGCAATCATGTTCTTCTTGTAATGCTTTTATAAATGCCACTTTGTCCCACATAGCTTTTTGATAATCATCTTTTCTTCCTATCGGTGTATTTAATGTAAGATGCCAATCCCCACTAAATATCCCATCAGCCTTACCTAGTCCGTTTAAACTTAGAACGTTTTGGCGTTTTGGTTCTTTTAACTTTGTTCGTATCATTTGAGATTTTTAATTTATTTAACTCATGATTTGCTTGTAAGGCTTCTGTGTGAAAAATTAAAATCCTTTTTTCTCTAGGAATTAGTTTTCTAAAATAGGCTAATTCCGGGGGGTTTCTTTTTGTCTTTTTTAAAAACAAAACCCTTGTTTCTTCCATGTGTGGTTGGCAGAAATCTTTAGTGGACCATTTTGTTTTCCCGGTTGTTTCTTTTAAAGCTGCCATAAACTCATCATAACCCACTCCAATATTTCTCTGCCAAAGTTGGAAAAACACAAGGTCTTCCGCAGTCCAGTCTTTCCACACGTTTGAAACAAATAGGAGCCATGCCTGTTCATACGTTAATTGCTTCATACTTTTAATGTTTATGAAATTCATTCGAGCCACATAAAGGGCAATGTTCTGGAAAACTATTTGTAAATTCTAAATCAAGTTTTGTTATTTGTTTTGTGCCTTTTGTAATATCAAAATCAACATCCTCCATAGACAACACCAAGGTAGTTAATTTTTTTTGCTTTTTTATTTGTTTTGTTTTCGATGCTATTAAGGTCAACACAGTAGAAACAGGAAATTCTAATTCCGTTAATGCTAATAATTTTTTTGTTTCTTTTTTAATAGAATGCGCATTGCTACTTAGTGCATGTAGCCGCTCTTGTTTATTTGTTAATTGCTTTAATGATGCCAAAGATGTGATTAATGTAGTTACTAAATGGTCTGCTTTTTTAATTTTCTCAAATTTGGTTATGGTACTTGTGGTGGTGTCTATTTTTTTCACTAATTCCAATAGCATTCCTTTGCTTTCTTTTGCAAAAGTGACCTCGGCATACAGGTCTGTAATTTTAGTCACCAGAACCTCCATTCCTGCCCAATGGTCTAATTTGAGTAATTCTGCATTTACATTTTTTGCTGCCGTGACTAAACTTCGTAAATTAGCAGCCCGTTGATATAATTTTTGAACTTTGTGTTTGTTCGCTTCAAGAACCTCCAAATCTATTTCTAATTTATAAATGTACTTTGTGGATTTTATTTTCGTTTCATTGTCTGCGATAACAGCAGCATTTACCTTTATATCTTGTACAATTGTGCGCATCCAACTTTTTACATTTTTTTGCCCACTGTCTATTTTATCTAAATTGGCAATCCTATTAAAGAATTTTGCAACATCTCCAGAAGTATTAGATAATAGAAATGGACTATCTAATTGCACTTGCAAATTAGTATCATTCATATTAATTGCTTCCTTAATAGGGGCTGGGACATCTGTTCCTATGCCTGTGAATTTCATCCCTCCAAAGACATATTTATTTTCTGTTCCTTTTGTCCGTTTGATAATATCTTCATTTTCTAATCTAATAGAAACAGATGTGTCCCCACCATCCCATGAACGAAAAGCATCCCCACTCGGACTATTTGTTGTTACCCAACGTAAAGCACGGATAACAGCAGATTTGCCGCTATCCGTATTTCCTATAATCACATTGACACCTTTATGTAAATCAAGTGTCGTTTTTTTGTGACTTTGGAAATTTCTAATACTTAATTTTTCAATCATTTAGAAATTCCTTATACATAAAAAAGAGGCGATTAAATCTTTCCGAATAAAATATTGTCAATGACTCTCCATTGACAGCAAGTATGCAAGAAATAGTTTCTCCTTGCGCTACTTTATGATCTACTTCCCAAGTGCGAAGCATCAGGACATCCTTGTATTCTCGTACAGGAACATTCACTTTCATAATCACCAAAGCCCTGTCAAAATAATTAGCAATACTAACTTGAACTAGCATCACTCCATTACTAGTTGTACTTGTGGTTTCTATGAAGCCATTCATCTCTGTGACCAGCTCATTGGCTATGAATGCACACTCTTCATTCTTTTGTTGTGCTGTAATAGTGGACACAACAAAGAAAAATACTAAACTGATAAATAAATTTTTCATGCTATTTTGTTTTAAATTGTTTGTGACAGTATTGTAGCTACAAGCCGTTTGCTAAAAGCCATTCCGCAATGTATTCTGAACGTTCATGCTCTAATTGATAGAACAATTCTCTCACTTGTTGAGTCGTATAAGAACGGCCTATGGATTCAGGGGTAACTTCTTTTATTAGATCCTCCTTATTTTCCCCACTAGAGCAGTACTTACCATTACTTAGATAGGAATAACCCTTATCGCTGATGTAAGGGTAGAGGGGATGTAAAGGGTTTCTCTCGTTGCGTACAATCTTAACGACCTCCCCCATCCTATTCAAATAGCGCTTACCTACTTCGAGTTTTAGAACTTCTTTTTTGTCCTCCTTTTTTTGCATTGGAACTTCTTTTATCAAGTCTTCTGGATGTTCATCAACACAGTACTTGCCATTGCTTTGATAAGAACTATTTGTATCGCTTATGTAAGTGTACAAGGTACCTAAGGGGTCTTGATTTTTGCCTACAATCTTAATGACATGCCCCTTTCTATTTAAGTAGCTCTTCCCGACTTCGAGGTTTATGTTTTCATTTTTCATTTCGTTTTTGGCCTCCTTTTTTTTATTCATATTATTGAAACAATCAGAGATAAAGGTGGCATGCTCAAAGGCTTCGGCCATATTCATATTGTCCCCCTCTTCGCTGCGGATTCCCACATAGGGAACTCTTGCGATTTTATACTTTCCCCCCATTTCATTAATGACGTTCCACGCTAATTTTGTTTGTGAAAGAACTACTTTTGTTTTAAACTTTGTATTTTTCATCTGTTTGGATTCAGGAAAAAATTCTTTTATCAAGTCTTCTGGATGTTCATCAATAAAGTACGTCCCATTGCTTTTATAATACTCTCCTTTTTCGCTGATGTAAGGGTATGTAGGCGATAAGAGGTCTTTACAAACAATCTTAACGACCGCGCCCAGTCTATTAAGATAACTCTTACCTTCTTCGAGTTTTATAACTTTGTTTTTGACCTTCTTTTTTTTATCTATAGTATTGAAACAATCAGCGATAAAGGTGCCATCGCTTTTCAGGCATCCGCCATTTATTCCATGGGAATGCCCTTTATCGCTGAGGTTAGGGAAGAGATCGAAGGGGGGTTCTTTGCTGGCAATCTTAACGACTATGACCAGTCCATTACCTACTTCGAGTTTTAGAACTTTGTTTTTCATCTCTTTTTAGTTTAAAATTTTCTTCTACAATATTCAGCCATTAACATACCATCCGCATCAGTGTGCTTATTAATTAATTCCGCGTGTTTGGGAAACAACCGACAACCAATGGTTTTAGAATCGACTTTTAATTGGTCTCCTTTAGATCCTTTTGGCAAAAGTGCTTTCTGCCATTCTTTAGAATCCATATAATCATAGGCATATCCAAGAACTTCCACAACTGTTAGTGTGGCTTCTAATGCACGTAAAGCACTTTGTGTGGCAACCCACCGCCCTTTAGGCTGCACCATCGGACGTTCCAATACACACATCACATTGTACTTCTCATAGGGTTTTAGCAAGGACAATAATCTTGGGGCATCCACCCTCGTGATGTTTGCTTTCTTTTTGGTGTAATTTTGTTGCTTGAAAGTCGGTGTTTTAAAAAAAACACTTTCGTTTCCTAAAATAATACCTATGGTTCCAGTCACACCATTATCAATGCCTATATAGACTTTTTGCTTAGTAGGATCTTCTCCCTTTAGTTGCAGTTTTGTGCGCTTCATCTGTTTTTTCTTTTAGTAATTTATCAAAATTGTGGCGAACCCATTTACGATAAACGGGGGGCAGTCGTTCATGCTCATAGTACCAGAGCCAATACCGGGCAGGAACTTTTCCTACCAAAACACCATTATAAACACCAAAATCGACTTTTGTTTTTTCTGTAATCATTTCCGTAGTCTTATTTGTTTCCGGTCTTTCACCTTTACCCATTTAGTTCCAGTCCATTCATAAAACAAAGTAATATTTTGTTTTTCATCCAAGAATCCAAGACGCTCCCCTTTGTAAATTCCTTTATAGTAAAACAAAGCATCCCCTCTTTTTCTAAACCCAACGGAAACACATGCCCATTTATTGTACATGTATTCCAAAACAGTCACCCATCCAATTTCCATTTTGAATGGGGACTTTGTTCTTTTTAGTTTCCCTTTGGTGCGCTTCATAAAAACAGCTACCTATCGTCACCAGAGCCGCCAAGTTTGTTTCTTTCTTGCCGACTGGCCAACTTTTTTACGTTTAGTTTTGCTACGTGAGAAAGTGGGAATCCTAAGTCCCGCGCTAAAATAGCAACGTACCAAAGCACATCCCCTAATTCCTTAGCAATATCCTCCTTTTCTTGGGTGTTAAAGTCGCCTTGCTTATCTCTCAGCACCTTTTTTACTTTGTCAGCAACTTCCCCTGCTTCCCCGGTTAATCCAAGTGCGGGGTAAATAATACTATGCTTACTTGGATAGGTTGCTGTTTTTTCTGCTTCTTCTTGATATTCGTCTAATGTCATGGCTGTCGTTATTATTGTTATTTTTTTAGGTTGGTTTACTAATTCTATTTTGTTATCATAGACTTTCCAACGCCCTATTTGAAATAAATAATTTATGGGGCGCTTCATCTTTTTTTCTTTTTCCGCTCTGTTTTAAATTTGTCTTGCATCTCTTGCCACAAATTAATTACAGCATTTTTCAAATCCTGTTCCAGTCCTTGCTCTTCCACCATTTTAATAGAGGAATCCATTTCTTTTGCTAACTCAACATCATCAATAAAATACACTTTTTGTGAGGAATAGTCTTTTAAAAATTGCAAGTTTGCCCGGATATCATCCACCCCGTAATCAAAAATAATATAAACTTCTGCTGTCCTATATGGGGCATCAGTACTATTTTTAAAAACTTCCACCGTTGAAATAATACCGATGGTTTTGGTAAATGCTTTTCCTTTGATTTTCTTTTCTATTTTAATTTTCTTTTTCAAAGAGAATCGTAATCGAACAGAGGCATAAAAACCAATGGCTTCTCCTCCCGGTGTAACATACTTTTGCCCAAACATTCCGGCATCTGTATTTACTCGCATTTGGTTGCTGCAAACCATCAGATAATTTTTTTGTTTAAGCACCCGCGCAAACTTTCTAAAGCCTTCCGAAAACTCTTTAGCGCGCCGCATTCCCATTTTATCGCCGTCCTTGTTGTCCATTTCCATGTTCGTGGACAAAGCGGCTAAGGAATCGGTAAATACACCGTGAATTTTTGCTTTGGTTCTAGGCTCCCATGTTTCCAAGTCCTGAAACATTTCTGTCACAGTATCGGGCTCTTCTATGGTCATTTCGTCTATGTCCATATCGAACATAGAAGCAAATTGTTTGTTTAGTCGCGCCTCCGGATCATTAAATTTTGTATCCCCTCCCATTCTTTGTACATAGCCAGCAACTTCGCACAGCAAAACCGTTTTTCCTGTTCCAGAGCCACCAAATGCTTCTACTAGAATGCCTCCGGGCAGACCACCACCACGTACACGACTTCCAGAAATTGCTAAATCCAGCAGTGTGGATCCTGTTGAAACCATGACTTCTGTATTTCCTGCAAATGGTTTGTCTTTTTTTGAAGGCTGCGCTAAATATTCTTTTTTAGATGCAGTGGATGCTTTTTTCTTTATTGTTCTTTTCATAAACAAGTTGTAAAATTAAGTGAGGGGCAATCACCCCTCACTTTTAAAAAGGTAAATCATCGTCTGGAAACTCATCAGAGGAATGTGCATAACAATCATCCCAAATACTGCACAAATCACACGCTTTATAAGAGTCACAATCTTTTCCAAACACAAGCCCGTGTGGGCACTTATCTACTTTTTTCTTTTTTTTTTGGAGGATGCTTTAGCTTTAGCAGACACCGTTTTCTTTTTCCTAACAGGTGGTGCCTCTTCTTCGTCCTCATCATCATCATCGTCATCGTCTGAATCATCTGAATCATCTGAATCATCTACATCCTCATCATCGTCTGCGTCGTCGTCTGCATCATAATCATCGTCGTCGTCGTCATCATCATCCGGCTCAGGAGCCTTCACTTTTTTCTTGGCTTTTTTCTTAGGTGCCTCTTCTTCGTCCTCATCATCATCATCAACATCATCATCCTCGTCTGCATCATCTTCCTCAGTCATTTCAAGGAATTTCTTTTCAAGTTCCTCATACGATAATATGTTTAGAACTTTGTCAAGATCTGCAACTTCTTCTAAGATAGACTCATCATACGGCTCATCTCTTTCTTCAAAATCAATGCGGTTGGCTTTTGCAAATGGTTTTGATGCTCCTACTGTTTCGCTAGAAAACCGTATGTTTAAAGTTAAGCCATCCTCTAGGTCAGGAAAATTCTCATACTTTTCATTCTCACTGACTTCTGTTTCTAGTTGGTCCTGAAAACAATATTCAGAGATATCCCAAATGTGAATCGCATCCTCTGCTTTCTTATCTTTTGGCTTAATATTGTACAAAGCTCTTGAAGATGGGCGAATGGCATCTGTTTCTTTTTTGTCGGCATTTCCTTGCTTCATCAGCTTTGCGCGATACTCACAAATCGGGCATTTCTTACCAATAGATGTTAAACAAACGACAGCTTCATTATCAGCCCCAATATTTCTGTGAATTTTAAAAGGTCGGTAATACCATTGCTCCCCCTTTTCTGCCCCATTTTCTTTATCTGGGTGATTGTTTACAGAAACAATGTATGGAATTATATCCATCATTAGTCGTTTTTTAGGATCCTCTTTAAATATAGAGATTCCTTTTGGTAGTTTTAAGTACCCATAATTCCCACGTGTGGATGCTTTTTTAGCAATGGCACCTTTAATCTTACCACTAAATCTTCCTTTTTTCTTTGCTTTCTTCATGATTTTACTTTTTTAAATTATTATAAATTTTACCCAAAGCCCCTATAACCAAACCAAAGACTACAATCAAAAGTGTTTCAATGCCCACTAAAGAAAGAAAATCATTATACCCGTATAATCTGGCTAATAAAATATATGGGGCAAATATAAGCAGAGCAAGTAACGCCCATAATAAAATTACTATTGTTCTCATTTTGTTCTTTTTAGTTTTGCTCCAATTGAGGAATTTACTTCTTTTTTCTTTGCTTTCTTTTCACGATATTTTTGTCGCTCTTCCCCTATATTTCTAGGCACACGAGGCCCGGCAAAATACTGCTGGCCATGCAATTTAACAAGGTTTTCCAATGCGCTTTTCCTTTGTTCGGTTGCATCACAACTACCTTTGGCCACCTCATATTCAAACCTAGCTTCTAAGAACTCATTTTGGGCGCTTCTAAATTCCTTTTCCAAATCAACTACGCCAGAAATCGCGGTTTCTGTTACTTTATCTAAACCGTACTTTTCTGGGGAGGCTCTTATTTTCTTAGCGAGTTCTGCCCGTACAAACGATACATTGTCTTTGGCCTGATCCATTTGCTTTTTTGCAAATGCAGCCCGTTGAACCATCTGCACCATTTTTTTAGGTTGTTCTAGCCACTCAACATCCAATGACTGATCATCGATGTCCATGAACTCTTCGTAGTCCATTTCTTCCTCATAAGTTTTCATTTTTTTAATTTTAGTTTCACAATTCTTTTTTTCAAGTTCCAAACACGATACAAACCATACCTTAAAATTTTAAAAATCTCTTCTTCTGTTAGTTTTTCTGCATTTTTATTTCTTTCTGGTGTGCGAATAACCAACGGCAATTTTCTTCTGTCGTTTCTTATCAAGAACACACCAGCATGCGTTGGAACAAATGGAAGGCATTGTTGGCAAATATCTTCTGGAAAAGCAAAATACAATTCCGCTATTTTGTTGCTTTTGTGCCCATGTTTTTTTGTATTGTCCTTTTTTGTATCTGCAACGGAGCGTTTGATTTCTACTTCCACTGCATACCCTGTTTTACGAACGACAAGCAAATCACATTCATGTGCTATGTAAAAGTTTGGTATTATTATGGTTTGTCTTTCATTAAAATGCCTAACCAATGCACATTCCATTTGTTCTAATAGCATATTTATTCCGAATTAATGACACAATAACAAGCATAAACAAGACCAGCATATCCTGTATTATAAAAAGGCTCAATAAATTCTTCCATTATTGCCGCGGCAATATCATTTCGTTTGCCCAATAATACAGTGGTACAATATCCCAAGACATGCCTCCGAACCCCTTCCGGGTCTTGGTCTTTAAGACCTTTTAAAATAGTGGCAATTTCCTTCCATGAGGCATGTCGCAAAAGGGCGCGGCATAATTCAATAGACTCACTTTGTTCTTCCGCTGCTTTTTTTGCAACGCTCATTTGCCTATCTTCATCAACGACCAAAACCTTTTCAAGAATATTTATAGCATTTCTAGGGTGGCCGAAAGAATCTTCTGCAATTTGAATAAGTATTTTTTTGTCAATCTTTTTGCCTTCTGCCCGGGAGATTCTTTTTAATAATTTTACCATAGGAAGTTCATCCAATGGTTTTACTTCGTGAATCGAACACCTCCCTTTTATAGTAGGAATTAATTTGTGCGGTTCCGTGGTGCATAAGAAAAAATAAACATGCTCTGGGGTATCCTCTAATAATTTCAACAAAGCATTCTGAGCATCGTTAGATAATTTATGGCATTCGTCTAAAATCCATGCCCGAGAATCTCCTGCTAATGGCATGTACTGGCTTTGTCTTCTAATATCTCGTACTGTGTCAATGCCTCTAAAATCAGCGGTGTCCACTTCGGTCACATCCTCTTTTTCCGCACCAACCATTCCAGATACAATTCTAGCCAGTGTGGTTTTTCCACAACCAGTTGCCCCAGAAAATAAAAACACGTGAGGAATGTCCGAGTTATCGAGTAAATTTGTAAGACCATTTACCATATCTTCATTCCCTATAAATGTTTCTAAAGTATCTGGTCTATGTTTTTGGTATAATCCCATTTTTATAGTTATTTAAGTAAGTCCTCAAATGGCAATTGTATATCCCCTATGGCAAGTGCCTTTTTAATTTCCATCACAAGCAATACAATAAAAACAAACTCTTCTAATGAAGAACTATGTGCTAATAATATTTCTATTATTTTTGTTTTTCTGTTTTCTTTGAGCAGTGCTTGTTTTATAATAGCCATATTTTCTGCATTCTCTAAATAATCCTTGGTTCCTTGTGGAACGCCAAAGGCTTTTGCAAGGTCAACTTCCGCGCTGTTTTGTTCTTTTTTGACATGCAACAACATATCATTTTTTAAAACATTAAAAGCCCCCTGCGCTACAATGTCTTCTACTTTGGTTTTATTTTTGTTAGTCATGTTCGTTCGTTTATTTACCCTATTATACGGGAATGTTTTTTATTAAGTGTGGAATTAAGCAGTTATTTTATTTTATAGGGCTGCAAGTCGGCCCAAGACGCGTCCACCGCCCCAATGTCAAATTCCACCCGGAGCGGCACCAATAACCATTTCCAATGCGCTGGAAGTTGTTTTGTCATAACCTCTACTGCAATGGCCACAACTCTTTCTAATTCCTCTGGAAGTATGTCGAAAACAATAGCATCGTGGATTTGTCCAATTACTTTAGAATCCATTTTCTGCTGCTCTAAAATAAGAGTGATTTTGTCCAAACACCAAAGCAAACAATGAAACGCTGTGCCTTGTACGGGATAATTTATAGCATCATTTTTAGATAATGTAGAACTTGTGGATTTACTTGGGGATGAACAACGAAAACCTGTATATGTATCCACATACCCATTTTTTTGGTATTGCTGCCACTGCGTTTCTTTCCAATCCCTGTAAACTGGAAAGCGTTTATCCCAAAAGTGACGTTCTATTTTTCTGATGTGTTCCGTAAATTCTGCCATAGAGGAAAGTCCTTGGCTAATTAGGTGGTCAGAGAGCATGGTTTTTCCCTCGTATTCCACCCCTTCTTGCGCCTTCCAATTGCCCATGGGTAGTTTGCCCCATTTGTGTGCCATATTGACCGCACAGGGTTTAAAATAGTCTCCGTAAAACTCAGGGAATACAAACCCATTTTTTGCGGCTTTTCTTAATAAACTATGCCCAGAATGGTTTTTGTCAAATTTTGGAATTTTAAAAATCTGTTTGGCAATGTCACCATGCATATCTTTCCCGGTCATAAGATACTTCAACATAGTTGGGTCCTTATGAAAACAAGCGGCAATCATTACTTCCAACTGGTTGAAATCTACTTCCGCTAATTGGTGCCCTTTTCTGGGAATTAGGCATCGTCTTGTTATTTCCATCGCCATTTTATCCCTTTTAGGGATGTTTTGGAAATTTGGATCATTAGAGGAACTGCGGTACGTAGCAACTAAATTTAGATTAAAGTTCGGGTGAATAATTCCAGAATTGTTTTCACGCATAAAGGATCCTAAATAGGTATCCCTTATTTTTTTTAGTTTGCGCATTTTAAGCATACTATTCAATTCTGGGATGTTTAAAGAGGACAATGCATCCTCATTAGTAGAACCTTTCCCTGATTTTGTTGTTGCTACTGGTGTGTGGCCTTTTACGTTGTAAAGGAAATCCGCTAATTGGGTGTCGGAATTAATATTAACTTCACTTTTTGCGCTGCGTTGCCATTCACGAAAAAATTCAGACTTTTTTATTTTTTTATCAATTTTGTTTATTTTGTCTGTGAGCTTTGTGTGCTGCTCATTGGCGTACTTTTCATCAAACCCTATTCCAACTCTTTCCGCTTTTGCTAACGCTAACGTGCCATTATGAAACAAATTGTATGCTTCGATACTATTCTGCTTTATTTCTAACATAGTGTTTTTTAAAAAGGTAAGAAATCATAGCCTAATTTCGCTGTTTGGTATTCCATTAAACGATATTCAAGAATAGAATCCATTGCACAATAAGTCAAAACGTTTTCTTCATTTTCTTTTGTTTTTACAAAATCAAGTAAGTTGTTTGTGCTATTGGAATCTTTTGCTTTTAAATGTGGGCTGATCTCACTATCATAATCAATAATACCAAACCTAATGTAACTTTGAAATTTTAAAGACGTTATGCCAATTCGATTATCCATTTGGTGGGATGCTATTTGCGTGTCCCAAGCCCAACCAGCAACAGGCGTTTTTAATTTTACATTGCTCCAATTATCCTCAAACTTCATGTTTTGTGCTACTTTTAGTATATTATGATTTTTTAAAAACTGCCGAAATGGCTTTCTCCCTTCTTTGGTTTTTGGCATTTTAAACGTGAACACATGATCCGCACTATCGGCAATAGAGGCACAATATATTTTTTGTTCTTTGTTGTACGGTTTAATCCCCGTTGTTTCATAATCAAATGCACAGATCCCACGTATTTTATTTAAAATAGTCAGGTCTGTAAGCACCTCTATTTTTGGTTGGACAAACGTAGGAAACAATCCATTAGTTTCTTCGGCTATTCTTTTAATGTCCTGTTCAAAAATAGTCTGTGCCTCTTCGTCTGCAATATAAACGAAGGAAGGGCTTAAAACAGGGCAAATAAAAGCATTGATTTGTTGGTCGGGTATAATAAAACCACGCCATTTGTGAATATTGTCCAAATCTTTCTTCCACCTATGCCCAATCACACTTTTTAAGGCAGCATCCCCAAACAAAACAATTACACGGGGTTTATATTTTTCTATTGCTGCGAATACAAATTTTCTACATGCGTCTATGGAACTATTTAGTTTTTTATTCTCTAGTTTGCTTCCCGGGTAACACGACAATGCATTGATATTAATACAATCCTCTTCTATATCAATCCCATATTTTGCATACGCCCGTTTTAGAATGCGCCCTTTGCCTAAAAAATAGCCATTTTCTTGATCGTCCGTTTTGTTGGGAAATTCCCCAATGTTCATAATCCCTTTTTGAAATCCACCAGAAGGTTTCATTTTTGGGCTGTTGCAATCTTTAAACAGCCCACAGGATATGCATGAGTTCTTTTTCCCAACAGTTGTATCTTTATACTTTTCCCCAGAAAATAATGCTGGCATATTATTCAAATTGTGATAAAATGGCTAAATACTTCCAATTTCCTGCTTCAAACTTAATCTTTGTTTTTCCAAGGTACACTATGGTGTCCTTTTCTTTTAAAATATCAAGAAATAAATGAGGCACGATTTTAAATTGGACCTGCTCTCCTTTGTATTCCATTTCTGTTGTTTCCTCAAAAGATGCGTATTCCGATTTAGCCACAACTTTAATTTTCTTCTTAGAAACAGTAATGTATAGGAATTCATCCATTACGTAATCCCTTTTTGAAAATATCATAGCTTTTTCAACTATCGAAAGCAACTCCTTTGGAAGTGACAGAAGAACATCATCACCCTCACCCCATTTTTTAAAAAACGGATCAACTGCTGGAAATTCTGCGTTAAATATACGACAACTTAAAATCGTGTTTGTCGGTGTTTTAAAATGAACCCAATTTTTTTCAACACAGATTTTTGTGGGGTTGATTGTGGTTATTGTCACAACTACATCGGCTGGAAGTAAAAAAGACGTATCAAAATCACTAGTACAGCGGCAAGCACGGAATCTATCCGTAGCCTCAATAAAACCATCGGCACGAATATTTAAACAAGTCATAGCCGGCATTGCGGCATTTTTAGAAGCTGCTTTTGCTACAAATTTAATATCATTTAAAAAAGAAGGGGGGAGTTTTTTCCATTTCTTTTTCTTTTGCAACTCAGATAAATCTAATTTGATATCCGCTTCCAATGTCAATGTCACTTTGCTGCGGCCAGCGGCCAATAAAAGAACATTGTCTTCAACACTAATCGCAATATCTTCTTGCTTTGTTTTGTGCAGGAACTTGTATAATTCCTCTGCTTTTACAGCACCAATAATATCCAAATCCTCTACTGGATGGGATACAGAAATTTCATCATTGTATGTCACAACTCTATTGCCCATGAAAGCAAAAGAACTACTTTGCTCAATCAGTTCTTTGTTACTTAGGCCCGGTTTTACAATGGATAATGCATTTAATAAGTCGGTTGTTTTCATTTATTTTGTTTTTGTCCTGTTTGTACGTATAAATGGAAGTCTTCTTCTGTTTCTTCATGTGCTTTTATAGAAGAGAAAGTAATCAGCCTGTTTGGTTGTTGCTTTTCTGTCAGCAATTTGCTATTTTCTACATCCGCAATCCATGTTTCAAAAAAAAGTAGCATATTAAAACAAATTAGGTGTTTTGTTTATATTAAATTTCCAAGGCCAGCTTCTCATATTTTTTTGCAAATCATTAAAGTAAATTATATTTAATTCATCCCTTAATGTATATTTGTTGCTTATTCCTGGTTCTTCAATAATTTCAATCTTTCGTGGGTCTGTGCTGCCATTCTTTTTTTCTGCCCATGTTTCATTCTCTTTCAACTCATAATTATTGGGCACAGTTCTAAAGGAGGATTTGCCTAAAACATACCCTTTATCATGAATATAATCAAGCACTTGTTGTTTTTGTGCGGGACTCATTGTTTCTATGTGCTTCCCTTTTTCTTTGTTTGTTGGGCTTTTACTGGATACTGATATTTTATGACTGGTTTCATCATATACCCATTTTCCTTTTTTGAAAACAGGAACATAAATTCCTCCCATTCTTCCTGTCACAACCCAGCTAGTAGAATCAACGGAATACCATGGGTATCTTAGCATCACTCGCAAAGAAGTCATACCAAACCCATGTATCTTTACACGGGGCAATCCGCTTTCATCACAAATGTATTTTGAAAAACACTGGTCTAAAAATTCCATGGCTAATCCTGTCGGCACTCCAACTAATCCCCCTATTGAAATATACTTATATTTTTCAATGTAATAGGATAAGTATTCAAATGGTTCCCCATAATGGAAAACAGGGATTGGATCCAGTCCAGCTTTTTCCATTTTCCTTTGGTTTGCTAAAGTAGCATCCGCTGCTTTTTTCCTAGCAGAAGCAAGATTAGTGCGCACAGAACAAAGGATATCTAAGTTTGAATACTGGTCGATGTACTTTTTATTTTTCTTAATAAAAGCAATATAGACCTTTATATCTATATTTTCATCACGTGTCCATGCACTAAATGCGCCAGAATCTAAAAATAAATTAACAGTATTGGGCTTTTCCATTTTTCCTTTATCTTTAACTATCCAATAATATGTCCATAATCGATACGTCCACATTGGTGTGAGTTCCTTTTCTCTTCGACACCACCCGGAGGTGCCTCCCCCCGGGACACCTGCAAACATAACAATCATGTATTATGGTTGTATTGTGCAGTTTTCATTTTGTTTCTTTTTATATTTTATTAACTCAAAAGCATAGGGAACCATAGCTTTTTTATGCAGAATATCCCAAAAAGATAGTAGCCGGTTTTCCAAAAATTTCTGCAAATGTGTCTCCCTCCTGCTTGATCCCATTGTCCCAGCAAAATACATTTTCATTTTAACAAGTGCATTAATTCTTGTCTGGCAGAACTATTATCCATAAATGCACCACGCAATGAAGATGTAACCATAACAGAGTTTTGTTTATCAACTCCGCGCATCTGCATACACATGTGTTGTGCTTCTACAATACAAGCGGCACCAACTGGTTTCAAATGTTCCATCAATGCGTCTGTTACTTGTTGCCCAAGTCGTTCCTGAATTTGCATTCTCTTTGCAAACATATCTACAAGTCTAGCTAGTTTGCTAATACCAATAATTTTCCCATCTGGAATGTAGGCTACATGCGCTTTTCCATAAAAAGGTAAATTATGGTGTTCGCACATGGAATAGAACTCAATGTCTTTTAACAAAACAATTTGGTTATACCCATCCGAATCAAAGACAGTCAACAAGTCCTCTGCATTTTTGCGATATCCAGAATAAATTTCATCCCACATTTTCATAATTCTCTTCGGGGTGTCCAAAAGCCCCTCCCTGTTTGGGTCTTCCCCTATCCAACGCATCATATTTTGAATGCCTTGTTTATTAGAATTATAGGCGGTCATTGGATCTTCGTCCGCATCATGGTTGCAATCACAGTTGTCACACATAGTTTTTTATTTAAAATTCGTCATTAATGTATAAAATAGGATCCGTTCTTTCATTAAGTTTAAATGCCTCTAATCGCTCAACACAAGATCCACACTTCCCACACGCAATATTATCAAAGCCTTCATAGCACGTTCTTGTTAAATGGTATGGGGTTTGTAAGGCCAACCCAAGTTTTACAATTTCGGCTTTGGAATGGGTAAGGAATGGGGCGATAATGTTGACATGACCACCGGAGGCAAGTAAGACCGTATATTTTAGAGAGTTTATAAAATCAGGACGGCAATCTGGGTATATAAAGTGATCACCTTGGTGGACACCTAATGCGACAAAAGGGATCTCTTTAGATTGGGCCAGACCAGTAAGGATGGATGCAAAAATTAAATTTCGTGCTGGGACAACAGTTCTGCTCATACTGTTATCATTATAGTGTCCTTTAGGAATGACACCACCAGATATTAATAAATCCGATTTGAAGTCTTTCATCACACCACTCATATCAATTACAGAATGGTTAATAGAATAATGGGCAGCAATTTCTTTGGCCGCAGCAATTTCGGAATCATTGTGTTTGCTTCCATAATAAAAGGAAACCCCTTCCGCAATATGTCCTTCATGGATGTAATGAGCAAGCACCGTGGCACTATCTAAGCCACCAGATAAAGCTATTAATACTTTCATAATTAAAAAAGATTAAAAAAGGCAAGGATTTTGCCTTGCCTTTTTTTATTAGTATATCACAATTTCTTTATTATGCTTTGTAGAATTTCTTACCATCGGCTGACTTCTCAATGTCCATGTCAGTTTCTCTGGAAATTCTTCCGGGCACTTGTGCGTTTACAGTACTTTTCATACTACTGGCAGCCCTATCAGGAAACTCAATTACCAATGCATCTAAAATGTCTTGTTTGGTGATTTGCTTCTTTTTGCTGGTTTTTGACAGGATGTCTTTGATTGTGGCAATCACACCTTTTCCAGATCCAGAGGTTCCTTGTGCTTTTTCTGGTCGTTTTCCTTTGGCTTTAGGTGCTGGGGCAGCTTCCTCTTTTTTGGCTTTTTCTTTTTTCCCTTTGGCTTTTTCTTTTTTGCTTTTAGCCACTACTACTTCTTCTTCCTCCTCCTCGTCTTCGTCATCATCATCTTCTACCACTTCCTCTTTTTTAGCTTTGCCCTTTTTCTGTTTCTCTTTTTTGCTTTTAGCCACTACTACTACTTCTTCTTCCTCCTCGTCTTCGTCATCAGCAGAAGCCTCCCAAGGCAATTCTACACCAAGACCAGCTAAAATGACTTGTACTTCTGCGGAAACATCCTCTTTGTCATCTTCCACAAGTTCTGCGGCTGCTTCGATTACTAATTTTTTCAAAGCTGCTTCTTTTACTTTGCCAGTTGTTTTGATTGCAGGAACCAGTCCCAGCACATCATTTAATTCTTCTGCTGCTTTTTTTAAATCTTTCATGGTTGTTTTGATTAAATAATTAATAATACTAATTTGATTTGGTAAAAACTCAAAGTTAATCTATTTTCTCGAAAGCACCAATAGCATTAAGAAGTTTTCTTACTTGCTTTGGGTATTCTTTTTTAGGAAAATTGGCAGTCAATGTAGCTTGCCAAAGTTTTTTAATTAAATACTTCTTTCCAAATTCTGGAGCTAAGGATATTTGTGGCTCTAATGCCATCAGTTTATTGAAAAAGATGGCCGCCAATCGTAATTTATTTTTTGTTATTTTCATACCCCAGTCATTTTATCCCATAGAACAACATGTTCTCTGGTGCAATACCGAACGCCATAATCAACTGCTAAGGAAACAACAGCATCCCTATTTTCTTCCAACTCTTTTCTGTCCCCTCCTTGTGGCATCAAAATAATTTGGGATTTTGAAATGTAATTTGTTTGTACAAAATCTTTCCAAATTTCTTGCAAATCCTTTTCGTCCTTTACAACAAACTTAAACCAACTATTTCTCAGTGCCGATAATGCGTTTAAAACTTCTGGATTATACCGCAACCCTTTCCAATTTCCTGAATTTGCAAGTTTTGGGCTGTTGTTCCAACAAGTTATCTTCTTCTGCATGTAAGCGGAAGGCATAATCACACATTCGTTTTCAATTTCCAAATAAGGCAAAAAAGAGAAGTATGCTTCAAATTGTATTAAAAATATCTCAAGCATTTCCTGTTGTAATAATGGGCTGCCACCTGTTAATACTAAATGCATTCCGGATTCTAATTTGTCCACCAATCCAGACTCTTGCATCATTGTAAGTAGGTCTTTTATAGCAAAAGCATTGCCATGTCTCCAAACAGACGCGGTATCACACCAGATACAATTCATTGTGCAATTTTGCAATCTTAAAAAAGCAGCAGGGCATCCTGTATTTACACCTTCCCCTTGTATTGTGTCGAAGAAGAACTCAGATACATTTAAAAAATGCTGTCCCTTTGGAATTGGGGCTGTTACTCTGCTTTTGTTTGCTTTGATTATTTGTTTTATCATAGCTAATCGTTATATGAAAAGGTAGCCGCTGTTTTTGGGGTTTCCTTTACTGTTATTGCTGAGATTGTCACATCTGTCACTAAGTTCTGAAAGACCACAAACAATGTGTGTGCCATAGTTTCCGCAGAAGGATTGCCTTTAAAAAGTGGATGTGTGTTGTTTTCGTCTAGGACATCATTTAGGTGGTGATGGTCTAACTTGTCATCAATCCACTTTTTAATTGGGTCCAGTTCCCTGTAATCTTTTACAAATCCAACCTCATTTAAGCCGAGGCTTTTCAATTCGACTACAATGATGTAATTATGTCCATGCATCCTCCCACATGGGTGTCCATCATTTAAGCCAAATAAAATATGACTTGCGCTAAAATGAAATTCTTTACTAATTGTGTACATACTTTATTTTTTAAATTTGACCTTGTATCATTCCTAATTCAAATGCCCAATAGCAATACTCTTCCCGATAAGTTGGGTATGCTTGGCATATCAACTGAATAACAGACAAATTGCGTATCACTCTGTTCGTCCATTGCATATTCCATGTATGCACATCTTTTCTTAATATGTGCAATAAGGATTCTTTGTCATATTGCCGCGTCCCCCTTGGTTTTGGGTATGGGTTTCTCATTACATTCTGTTTAAATGTTGTTCTTATCATAGGGCATGGCGCTTATGGATTCATTCTAATGCAAGTGTATCCACTCTTCTTATGCGCCACCATCTGCACTATGCGTCCGGGCGTTGCTTTTCTGCAATTTTGTTTGAAGCGGGGTTTTCCTTGCTTGATGCGTCCCTCTTCGCGTTCAAACATTCTTCTTCTTGCTCGATTCATAATTTGTGGTTTTTTAGGTGAATAATAGTTAAAAGAAGTGGATTCCTGTATCCGGTAAGAAAAACAATTAGTCAGTAACCCTGATTAAACATTCAGCAGGTAATCCACTTCTTTGTATTGTAAAAAGGATGTATGTCAGGATAGGATATGAGTACTACCCCTTCCGCTCTTTACAGTTTACGGCATCCTTTTTTTAATTTCACATTCTCTAACTACTTTCTCATCCGAGTACTTATCTGAGATTATGTACTCAATACTATGTTGTCTAAAAACAATGCCCATGACCATGTGTGGTGTTTGGTCAAGATCAACCCTCATGTACACAATTTGCTCGAAAGAAAATTTATTTTCAATCTCTGTGCTTGTGCCCTCTTCGTGTTGTTCCATGTTCGTTCGTTTTATTTACCCTATTATACGGGAATGTTTTTTATTAAGTGTGGATTTGACCATTTATTTGTAATTTATTTTTAAGATAGCTGGGCGGCGCGCCTTTTGTTTTTTCTCAACAATCGCTTTTGCCTATCTAAAAACTTATGGATCAAGTAAATTTGACCTTTTCCTGTTACAGTAGTTGTTGTACACAACAAAATAGAACCATCGTTTAATTCCTTTGTACTTTTTTTAATTTTGAACAATTCCAAGTTCATGGCTTTTTGAGTTGGCAGGTTCCTGTATTCTCCTGTGGTACCTAAATACGATTTGTTCCGCAACCATGCAAATAATCTATTTTGGCCAATTTCAATCCCATTTTGTTTTAGGATTTTAGCAAGCTCCCCAATTAAACAACTAGTCCCAGAAGCCACAACAGCATCAGCAAACATAGCTTTTGGTTTCATTTCAGTAACCTTTGCTTGGGCTAATTCCTTTTCCGCGCGTTCTTTCTTTAACTCTGTCATTGCCCAAATCATATTTTCGGGCGTTAGTAAATCTTCAGGGTTGATGGCAGTTACACCAAGTCTTGTTAACTCATCAATTCTATCATACACCCAAACTTCAAATTTAGGGCTTAACCACGCAGCAAATTTTAAAGCTAATGGCCTAGTCATCCAAGTTCCGCCATTATCACCATACGTAACTTGCAGTGGTTCAGACGGTATGCGATTTCGCAACTCGTCAAGAAAAGCCTTAGTTTGCTCATTTCGCAAGAAGTGTGTGGGCCGCTTATTGAAAGCTTTCGCCATCTGCGTAGCGTTGATTAGCGTTTCCTTGTTCTTTGCAAAATCAAAAGTAATCTCATTACCTTCGTACTCAAACTTTCTAATTTCATTCATTTTTTCTAATTTTAAATGTACACTATATAATGTATTTACCCTATTATACGGGAATGCTTTTTATTAAGTGCGGAATTGTTCGTTTATTTTTAAGATAG